GCTTATGTGATGCGCGTTGACCGTTACAATTCCCTCAATCGTTGTATCAGTTCTGTAGATGTCAAACGGCTGAATATCATGGTTGTCATCATGAATCACGCCAATAATGCCGCCGTTAAGAAGTTCTTTATACCACTTGCCGTCAATCGGATATTGCAACTCAAGCTCATAGATTCCATTGCGTTCTTCAGTAACTTCGCATGAAATGCAATCTACAAGCCGCCCGATTCCATTGCTGGTGAAATCTGTTTCAGTTGATTCAAACAAAATCGGAATCATAAGCGCCACCACCTCGGAGTCACACGAATGCCACCTATTTGAGAACCAGCAGCGACAATGAACGTGTTTTCGCCAACTTCCAACTCAGGAAAATCATATGTAGAGAATGTTACATCATTATTTCTGTTTGTCGTGCCTTCGTAGCAGTCCATCATGTCGCAGTCAATGTCTACATATTCCGTGCAATCGTCAACCGTAACTGTTTTGCCGTTGATTGCAATTGCGCCCGTTCCGTAAAGACGAATCAGAGGTTTAGATGCAAACAATGTTGGATTATTCAAGACATTGCTCGATGTTACATCGGCAGAAATGATGACGGATGTAGCACTGACTTTGTTGGGATTTGATTCATAAACTTCTGCGGCTATAGATGAACCACTTTGTAAAGTAGGCCAACTTTCTAACTGTGCGCTCTTTGTTCCCTCAAAAACAAGTTCATGAGTTGCTGCATGGTTAAGCCATATATAAAACTTTTCCAGATAACTCAATGTGTCTTTTTGCTCTTCAGTAACATATTTATCAAGCTCACTGACAGGCATTGCAATTCCAAGACACTCAATCTCAGTCTCATCGAGATAGGAGAAAATTACAGGCACAGTGGTAACATATGTCTGATAGTCAACATATTTCGCAAACGAGCAATCTAATATTGAGTAATCAGATGCAGTGGGAAATTTGGCACCAAATCTAATATACGGCAAAGAAATCGAAGGCTGTGCTGTCACTTGCCATCCCACCATCGGGAAATGGTCATCAACCCACTTTGTAACTGTTACAGCACCTGAAGATTCAAACACAGCATCAATTGCCATTAGATACGGACAAGTAATATCAATTGATTGCCCGGAACTTGTCATGATACGAACATTTTCGAGATAATTAAAGCCCGTATTTGAGTGATTGCGTTCACCAGTTACATAATCCATAGCAACTGAAACGGTCATTGTTGACTCATCAATGTCTGCCGGGTCAACGTAAAGCGGATTGCCCTCTACATGTCCAGACAAAAGCGAATACTCGGCATTACCAGACAGCAGATACCTCTGCGGCTTGCGGTTGAATACAAGCCGCATTTTCACAAGACTTCTTTCTCTTGTAATCTCAGGCTTAATATTTTTGGAGACTGCTGCCAAATAGAACTCGTCAGAGTGTTCCGCATCACGAAGCTCTTTGTAACCAACTTGCAGGAGCAAGAAGTTCTTCAAATTAACAGCGTTTGCGTCTGCGTTTTCTCCTTGGAACATAGCAACATATTCCATGTCAACATTCGGATATCTGCCGCTGTCAATAATGAGATCACCAGAGCGTCCTGCGATAGCTACGCTTTCCGTTTCTCTTGCAGGAGATTCGTCTGTGTCAACGCGAGATATATTGCAAGAATACGCCGTCTCAAGGTTTACGCCATTATATACAATCATGCTATACCAGCCGCCTTTCTCTGCTTATCCCAACGAATAAGCACTCTCTGAACTTGACTCGCAATTTCTGTCTCGCTCTGTCCTCTCTGCGGATACACGTTGACTGTGATGTTGCTTTCACCGCCACGACTTGTGCCACGCCGCCATTCGTCAGCTTCTCTTGCAGTCAAAACAGCTTCGCCTCTGTGCAGCGTTGCCGGGAATCCATTGTACGGAACGAAATCAAGACCTATAGCATGTTGACTGCCGCCTTCGTTTGTATTGACACTCACATCCACCTTGCGGTCACCAAACAGTTTGTCCCAAATGCCATTAAACCACTCAGTAAGACCGCTCCAAGCGCTCGAAATGCCTTCTTTGATTTTATCGACAACTTGTCTGCCGATATCTACAATGCTGCTCATTGCATTGGAAAGTCCTTCTTTGACTTTGGCAATCGCATTTCGTCCAGCAGTTACAAGTTCATGGAATTTATTGACGAACCCTTGCTTCAGCTTTGTCAGAGCAGTACGACCAGCGCTTGTTAGTTCGCTGAACTTGTTTTTAATGCCGTTTATCAAGTTGGTAATAGCAAGTTGTCCTGCATCTATCATGTCGCTTACTTTTTGTTTGATCGGTTCAATCAGATTATTCTGCACCCACTGCGAAATCATTCCGTAAAGGACAGAGAATCCTTGAGCGAGTCCGCTTATCACAGCGCCTACAAGTTTGACACCGAGAGCCAGTATTTGAGGAAGACGCTGCATCACATATGAAATACCTCGCTGTATCAACTGCGGCAATTTCGACTGCAATGTTTTTCCAAGGCTCTCTAACACACGCGCAACGACTGGGAGAAGATTGTTCGCTACCGTTTCAATTGACTGAAACAACTCTTCTGTCAGTTGCTCAATATCAGCGTTTTCATCGGCAAGACCAGTTAGCCAGTTCTTGTAAGCGGCTTTTGCAGACGAAATGCTACCTTGAATAGTCGTTGACGCTTCTTTTGCTGTTGTTCCTGTGATGCCCATTTCATCTTGAACGATATGAATAGCATCAACGATATCAGCATAAGACATCGTCAAATCGCCGTTTTCATCTCTCGTTGCTTTGAACGTGCTGTCAAGATTCTCTGCGTCTGTTATCAGACGCTCCATCTCGGTTTTCGTGCCGCCATAACCAAGCTTCAAGTTGTCAAGCATCGTGTAGTTCTGCTTTGCAAAGCCTTGGTATGCCGCCTGAATCGAAGACATATCTGTGCCCATTTTATTGGCATTATCAGACATATCAATTACAGCTTTGTCTGCGTATGCAGCAGCCTTTACTGTGTCACCTTCAAGAGATTGCAGCAAAGAAGCAGAAAAACTGGTTACCGTTTCCATATATTCATTTGCAGACAGGCCAGAAGTTTTGTACGCTTGCGATGCGTTATTCAAAACATCTTGCTGCGCTCTTTGCAAATGCGAATATTCTTCTGTGGCTTCTTTTATAGACTTTCCGCTTGATGCAAAATACTCTTCGAACGTTTTACCGCCAGCACCGAAGAGCGTCTCAACGCCGCCCACAAGCTGTTCATAATTCGCAAACTCAGAAACAGCTTGCTTTCCAACTGCAACAATCGCGCCAGATGCGGCAGTAACAGCAGCTATACCGACTTTCGCTGCTACTTTGCCTACATTTCCAAGACCAGCAGCGATCTTCGCGCCGAGAGTCTTTGCACCAGATGCTGTTTCCTTTGTTTTATCTTCGTAATCTTTTGTGTCGAGAGTCAGTTTTGCAACCAGATCAAAGACGTCCAAGATTAATCACCCACTTTCGCCAGCTTCTCTGATATGCTGGTGATAATTTCATCCGCAGTTCGTGTTTCTACGGTCTTTGACTGATTCATCATGTCATAAAATCGTTGGTCTATTCGACCGATGATTTTCAAGCAGTCAGTAACATAAATGCGGTATGCATCATCACGGCTCTCTTGTTCAAGCCGTGCTTCTACATACCGCATAAAATGTTTTACGTTTCTGACTCCTCTGTATTCTCCGTAGCAGAGCCAGAACAGAGAGATTCTTCCTGACTCTGCGAGGAAAAAAGGCTCATGAGTTCCGGGTCATTGAAAATCTCTATCAGCTTTGCAGGAAGCGCCAAGACGTTCGGTTGATAAGTTGACGGATTCTCACCTTCTGTAAGTGCCAGAATAGTCAAGCAAGACTTTTTGTGATTCTTAAGCACATAAGAAACGGCTTTCAGTTTTTGCCCAGACCGGAACAATTTCACAACCTCGTTATCTGCCATGATTTCGGTTGCTGGTTCGATAAGGTCAGCAAGCAATTCAATAGCAGCTTCCCCTTTGATGTCAGAAAGTTTCATGATTTAACCTCTCTTTACGGTTCAGATTCAGTCTCAGGAGCCATGCTATAGAACTCCATCGGTACAACGTTCTGTGCGCTGATAGACACATGTCCAGTGATCTCAATAGAGATCTGACCCTTGCCGTTCTTGGTAGTCTGAAGACTGAAGCCGCCAGTGCTCAAAGCGTTCATCAGTCTGATTGCGACAAGACCGCCATCGGCTCTGTCACCTACCTACCAGATATCGCTGAAGTCAGTCTGCTTCAGATCGCGGCGAGGAATGATTTTGCTTGTATTCGTGCCGTCAATGTCAGCAGCACCAAGAGCAAGCTTAATCAGTTCAGGCGTAGTGCCAAGGCCAGTAGTAGCAATTCTGCAATCCCAGCCATCAAGATGCTTGAACTCTTTCATGTTGTTCGGAACGTTGTCAACGTCTTCACCAAAGTCAGAGTAAGTCGGGATGCACTGAGGATTGATGCCGCCTGTAGTCGCGCAGATGATATCTGCATCAGCCGGGGCAGCGGGTTCTGCCGGATTGAAGTTCCTCAGCAGAACGCCAGCA